ATGGTAGATGGTTTTCATAAGAATCGTTTTTCAATATGTAAAATGCCACGACAAGTTGGTAAGACAACTACGACTGTAGGTTATATGTTATGGGCTGTTTTATTTAATCCTGATTATACAGTTGGTATTCTCGCAAATAAAGGTCAACTTGCAAGAGAAATACTTGGTCGTTTACAAAGAGCATATGAGTATCTACCTTTATGGTTACAACAAGGTATTATAACTTGGAACAAAGGTAATATAGAATTAGAAAATGGTTCTAAAATATATGCCTATGCAACATCTAATTCAGGTGTTCGAGGTGGTACTTACAACTTAATATTCCTTGATGAGTTTGCTTTCGTGCCTCATAATATGGCACAAGAATTTTTTACTGCTACATACCCTGTAATATCATCAGGTAAAACAACAAAAGTAATCATTGTTTCTACACCAAATGGTCTTAATTTATTCTATAAAATGTGGATTGATGCGATAGAAAAAAGATCATCTTATACACCAATAGAAGTACATTGGTCTATGGTACCAGGTCGTGATGAGGACTGGAAAAAAGAAACAATACGAAATACATCAGAAGAACAATTTAGACAAGAGTTTGAAACTGAGTTTATAGGTTCATCAGCCACACTTATATCTGGTTCTAAACTACGTTCACTTGCGTTTTTTAACCCAATTAGTACAATTGACCAACTTGATATGTATGAAGAACCAAAAGAAGGTCATGTTTACATAGCTACAGTTGATTGTTCAGAGGGTGTCGGTCAAGACTATTCGGCCATAAATATTATAGATGCAACACAAACACCTTATAAACAAGTTGCAAAATATAGAGCAAATGATTTACCTTTATTGTTTTTTCCAAATATTATATATTCAATTGGTATGAAATACAATGAGGCATATATTTTAATTGAAACGAATAACATTGGTCAACAAGTTGTTGACATTTTACATTATGATTTAGAGTATGAAAACATTTATAAGATAGACCAGCATCACATAAAAGGTCAAACAATATCAGGAGGTTTCAGAAGAAATGCCTCCTTCGGTATTAAAACTACAAAATCTGTAAAGAAAATTGGTTGTGCAAACTTAAAAACACTTATTGAAACTGATAAGTTAATCTTAGTTGACTTTGATACGATAGCAGAACTTAACTCATTTGTTCGTGTTCGTGATTCATATGCAGCTGAAGAGGGTAATTATGATGATTTGGCTATGGGACTTGTATTATTTGGTTGGTTAACAGCACAAGCTTACTTTAAAGATTCTACAAATGTTGATGTAAGGTCAATTTTACTCAAAGAACAAAGTCTTTTAATCGAAGAAAGTTTAACTCCTGTTGGTATTATAGATGATGGGCGACAAGAAGAAGTTATTATTGATGGTGAAGATGTTTGGAGTTCAAGTGGTGACATAAATACGAGATTTTGAAATCACTAAATAGAGAGTAAATGAGAATAAACAATCGTCTAGTCTAATATAAAGGAGAAATCCATGGCATTTCAGTTATCACCGGGAGTAAATGTATCTGAGATTGATCTCACTACTATTGTCCCATCAGTTGCCACTTCAATAGGGGCTCACGCTGGAATATTTGCATGGGGACCATCAAGTGAGGTAATCACAGTAGGTAATGAAGTTGAATTACAAGAAAGATTCGGTAATCCTGATTCAACAAACTTTGAATATTGGTTCACAGCGGCAAACTTTCTGGCTTATGGGAATAATTTAAAACTTGTAAGAGCAGTAAACAAAGATCATGGGACAGGAGCTTTAAATGCAGCTTCAAATACTGGTGGTGCTATCTTAATCGAAAATGATGACGATTATGATTTAAACCACGGCACAGCAGCTAATACTTCTGTTGGTCCTTTCGCAGCTAAGTATCCAGGCGCAAGAGGTAATTCACTAAGAATTTCTATCTGCCCAAGTGCAAACGCATTTTCACAAAATTTATCAGTTGGTACAGCTAACCAACAAATGAGAGCTAATGCAGTAAATATATTTGCTGGCGCTGGCGCTCAAAAGAATGTAATACCATTTAACTCACCAGCTAATACACGCCAACCATTTATCGCAAGAGATAAAGTTTCAATTGATGGTGGCACAACATACTTTGATGTTGTTTCTGCAAATAGTTTTTCAATAGTTTTAGCTCAAGACATGACAGCCAATATAGCTGGAGGTAATGCTATATTAAAGAAATGGCAATACCATGATGACTTTAAAGTTGCACCAGGAACATCTGATTATGTAGCCAATAAAGGTGGTTCAGGTGACGAAATGCACGTTATTGTTGTTGATGAAGATTCAGAGTTTACAGATGCAGCTAATACAATAGTAAATAAGTTTGCCTTTGTGTCTAAAGCTGTTGATGCAGTAACAGGAGCAGGCGATACAAACTTCTATAAAGAAGTAATCAATAGAACATCAGAATATGTATGGTGGACAGCACATCAAAATGGTGGTGCAAATTGGGGTAGTAGTTCTGCCACAGCATTTACAGAGGTACAGGTTCCATTTTCTGCTTCTTTAGTTCAAGGTGCTGATGGTACAACTTCAACTGCAAACGTAGTAACTGCATTTGATAATTTTGCAGATGCAGATTCAGTTGACGTATCACTTGTAATGACTGGTCCAGGCGACCAAACAATTGCTACTCATGTAATTGACAATATCGCAATCACAAGAAAAGACTGTATCGCATTTTGTTCACCAAGAAGAGCTGATGTAGTAAACAATGCAGGTAGTGAGGTTACTGATATTAAGACATATCGTAATTTACTTACTTCTACATCATTTGCTTTCTTAGATTCAGGTTATAAGTATCAGTACGACAAATACAATGATGTCTTTAGATATGTACCATTGAACGGTGATATTGCCGGTCTTTGTGTAAGAACAGACTTAGAGAGGGATGCTTGGTTCTCACCAGGTGGACTTAATCGTGGTATCATAAAGAATGTAATTAAACTTGCATTTAATCCAACAAAGACAAATAGAGATGATCTCTATACAGAGGGTGTCAACCCAGTTGTTGCTTTCCAAGGTGAAGGTACAGTATTGTTTGGAGATAAAACAATGCAATCAAAACCTTCAGCATTTGATAGAATCAATGTTCGTAGATTGTTTATTGTATTAGAGAAAGCAATCTCAAGAGCTGCAAGATTTTCACTCTTTGAATTTAACGACCAGTTTACGAGATCACAATTCGTTGCTCTTGTAGAGCCATTCTTGAGAGATGTCCAAGGTCGCCGTGGTATTACAGACTTTAGAGTTGTTTGTGATGATACAAATAATACAGGCGAAGTAATTGACCGTAATGAGTTTGTAGGTGATATTTACATCAAACCTGCAAGATCAATTAACTTCATACAACTTAACTTTGTAGCAGTAAGAACAGGAGTTTCGTTTGAAGAGGTTGTAGGACGCTTCTAAATAAAGGATAACACAGGAGAAAATTAAATGGCTTTTAATGTAAACGAATTTAGAACACAGATGGTCGGCGATGGCGCCCGCCCTAATCTGTTTGAGGTTGAGATGCCATTTCCATCGTTTTCAGCACCAGGAAATGCCCAAACAAAAATGACTTTTATGTGTAGAACAGCACAATTACCAGGAGCTACTCTTGGTATTGTACCTATTACATATTTTGGTCGTGAATTAAAGTTTATGGGTAACAGAACTTTTGCTGATTGGACTGTAACAATCATCAATGATGAGGACTTTTCAGTTCGTAACGCAATGGAAAGATGGATGAACGGCCTTAATTCACATAGTTTAAATGTAAGAAACCCAGCGGCATTAGCGCCTCTAGGTTATTCAGTTGACGCCAAAGTTACACAGTTCGGGAAAACCGGTGATGAATTGAAGAAATACAAGTTTATTGGGATTTACCCATACGACCTATCTCCAATAGATGTAGATTGGGGTGCGAATGATCAAATTGAGGAATTTACTATCACAATGGCATATCAATGGTGGGAATCCGAAGAAACTGGTGTGGTTTAACGAGAGCGTGCTCTCTAAATATAGGATGGATATTTTATGGCTATAAAGTTATTTGGCTTTACTTTAGGTAAAAAAGAACAAGCAAAGGAACCACCAAAAGGACAGAGTTCCTTTGCTTTACCAAACGAGGCACTTGATGATGGTGCCGTTACCGTAACAAACAATGCTTACTACGGGACATATGTTGATTTAGAAGGCTCAGTTCGCAACGAACTTGAGTTAATCACAAGATACCGTGAGATGGCAAATCACCCTGAGTTAGATATGGCGATTGACGATATAGTCAATGAAGCTATAACACATGATGTTGATGGTAAATCAGTAGACATCAATCTTGATAATTTGAAACAACCTGAAAGTATTAAGAAAAAAATCATGGACGAGTTTAACAACATTAAACATATGTTAAACTATGGCAACTTAGCTGATGATTTATTCAAGAGATGGTATATAGATGGTAGATTATACTTTCATATTGTTGTAAATGAAAATAATCCTAAAGAGGGTATTCAAGAATTAAGATATATTGATCCACGAAAAATAAGGAAAGTTCGTGAGATTGTAAAAGAAAGAGACCCAAAGACTGGTGCTCAAATCATCAAGTCAA